CTATAAGATTTTGTGTTCCAATCGCCTATTTGCTTGCTCAGTGCGCCAGACTTCAATATGAAGTTCTGCCACCTTGAGTTCCCAACGTAGACGCTCTTCGTTTTCTATGGCTACCGCGATACCCTCTATTGTTTTGGTAACTTCCGGTTGCATAGATACCCAGTTCTCCTTGTCTGCTACAGTTTTACCTATGGCTTTGCTGTACAACAAGGAGCGTTGAGTTTTTTTATACTCCGTCAACTGGTACGTTTCAGCCTTGGCCTTTGCGTACTTCGGAGCAGTCTGTTCTATCTGTGTGAGGTATCCCTCAACTTCACCCTTAATATTCATAACTCTATTATACCTGAATTAAATGCAATGTCAAGCGTTCTTAAAATATATTCTCTTTGCCAACTTATAAGGGCGGCATCGCCTGAGTGCATCTGACTGTGGCACTTATGACAAAGCGGCATAGTCAACCAGTCACTAGCCTTCAGTCCCATACCCCCTGACAAATGACCACCCTCTCCCTTCCAGTGGTGAGCCACAACTGTACCATCCCTTATTTCACAAGCGGCGCATGGCAGTGTGGCTACCCACTCAAGGTAAGGCTTGCTCTTTATTCTTTTACGTTTTTGAAGACTCATTTATCTCTTCTATTAATATGTTTGCGTACTCTATGATCTTGCACAAGTCAGACATTGGTTCGCCTTTCTTGTCCCATCTACTAGCGTATTTTACTATATTACCAGAGCAGAAGTCAAGCCTATTTGCCATGATATATTCAATAGGCTGTATCTTCATCTTGTAGTGTGAGGGTTTCATATCCCGCACACGCCACTCAGACATTGCTCTTCGCTGTTGTCCTCATACACCACGCCACGCTTACTGTGCGCCTCTTCATAAGGCACTGACGTTATAGGCTGACCACCCCTAGCCCCATCAGGATACACTGTCAGACCCCTCAAACCGGGGGCGTAGTTAGCGATAATCTTTTGAAAATCAATCACAGTATCCTCATTGTTTGATTCCGTTCCCCAAGCGGGAAGGTTCAACGTGGAACTGATAGCATGGTCAACGTGCTTCTGTAGTTCATATTGAAACTTTACCCTGCGTTCAGGATCAAAGGCTAGGTCAACAGCAGACTCAATGTTTTCTGGTTTTATTCCTGAGTCAATGAGTTCTTGGGCCGTACCATCAACGACAAACTGATGCTTCCATCTGACTCCATCTGCAAGGTAGCGCCTGCGGTATGCCACGGCGTAGATTGGCTCCACGCCACTGGTTGTTCCCGCGAGAATACTAATTGTCCCTGTCGGAGCGATTGCTCGGTAGCCTTTAGGACGGTTGAGAAAAAGTCTGTCGCAATGAGCGTCAGCGGATCGTTTGCTTTCTCGTTCATAAGTTTTCATCCATTGTTTAAGTTCATCTACCATCTCGTACTTATGCCCACGTTTGAGTAACCATTCGTGCATACCCATAAGTCCAAGCCCTATACGACTGTTCTTCTGTCTTACCTCTTCCACTTTCTCGTAAGGTAGTTGCGCCCTGATAAGCCCGCATACCAAGAACTTACTCGCTAGCCCAACCACTTCACGAAACTCTTCGATAGAATCAATGTTTGCAAGATTAACAGAGCCAAGATTACAGACATCACTGTCATCTTCACTCGTAATTTCCGTACAAGCATTTCTAAGCGTTTCATTTTCTTTCTCTCCAAAGTTAAAACTGAATCCCGGTTCACCTGTCATCATAGCCTGACGCACATTTTTAACAAAGATAGGATCAGATCCCCGCGATTCAGTATTTAGCCACGCATCATCATAGTTAAGACTGACGTTCATCATATCCAATGGGGCAGGGAAGTTAAAGTCTGCCTGTTTAAGAGCAGACAGGGTAGTATCCCCGGCCTTCATGTTGTGCCAGTTCTTAGCCTCAAGTAGGTTAGCGGCATCCTCATGTTGCCAGTTCATACAGCCATACAGGGCAGACCTCCGACTGCCACCCTGCATGACATTCCTACCGACCTCGTTCAAGGTGTGCAAAAGGGGAATGGGGCCAGAGGCAACGCCCCCTGTGCGCCGCAGTTGCCTTCCAGACGGTCTTGCCACAGAAACATCTACACCAATGCCGCCGCCTGTCATCAGGCAGGACATGGCTCTCTGTGTCACACTGGCCCACTCCTCTCTTGTATCTTCTTCCAACCTCAACAAGTAACAGTTATTGTAGAACCGCGCTTCTCTACCTGCGTACCACAGGTATCGGCCACCGGGCATAAACTTAAAGTCAGATATGTACTGAACCAATTGATCTTGGTCAGACTTGGACATCAAGTTATTCTTCTTGCCATCGTATGTCCCGCATACATTGTTGACTACGGTATGTGCCTTGTCCTCCCAAGTTTCATAAGGGTTGCTTGCGTACTTCTGCTTAAAAATAGTTTCGCCTAGTTCAGTTCTAAATTTCATTGTATCTGTATTCCCCGCATACTTTGTTTTCCCAATCCCATGTCGGCCCAACCTTCGGCATCGCGGCGTTTTCCTTTTCCCTTTCGTAATGCCAAGCCTTGTTTGAGAATTCTCTGAAGGTGGAGTAGAACACATCCCCCTCACATTCAGCAAACTCTTGAGAGAACTTCACCGCCTGTTCAGCCAAGTCACGCCTTGCTTGATCCAACTGCAACTGATCGTACTGCTTTTCTTTCTTGTTCTTAGAGCGAATCTTCATAGTCTTTTCTCCATTTGTCTATGTCTTTCTTGTGACGTTGTTCCATAAGTTTATCATAACCTTCTGGCGTAGCCCATTCTGCGGGTTGCCTGTTTGAATCAAAGGCTGAAGGGTAGTAGAGATAGCGTCCAATTCCCCATAGGACTCCGGCTCTCTTCAAGGCATCACTAATGCCCCCTTTGTCGCCTTCAATGTCAGTATCACCCGCGCCGTCAGACTTAGTAACCCATTGACCGTCAATCATGCAGGCCAACTTACAGATCATACGGCCACCTACACTTTCGTAATGCGCTTGCCAACCGCCAACACCAAACACCTCATCCAGTCGGTTCATTACATCACGCGCATCAATGTACACCAAGTCCTTACCACCCTTGTAACCTTTGCGCCACTTGTGATTGGCAAAGGGTTTCTTCAACGCTATCTCTACATATTTCATATTATTCCTCGTCTTTAACTAAAGTTTCGTGATATCCACCATCGTCATCATACCACCCATGATACACATTGTCAACAACTTTCTGCCGGTGAATGATAAATGGTTCATCTTTGGTTCCCTTACCCTCAACCCGCTCTCCACTGAAGGTGCGGTATTTCATTGGGGAAAAGAACTCATCCATAAATCCCCGATCAAAGGGATGCACTGTCATCTTCATTTAATGCTCCTATAAAATGTTCGGCATCTACGACTGCCAAAGGTTTTTGCCTATTGCGTTTTATGATTAGCAAGGGTTCGTAGCCCCCTGCGTTTGCTTCTGCTTGTTTCCAAGCCTCCCACAAATTTAATTTCTCCACGTTCTTGCACTCAATACTGTAGGGGAAGATTGCTCTGGCCTTTGGGGAGAGCATAACATCCTCACCTCCTGCTCCCATACTGCGTGAGTGTACATCATCTGGCTCCAGATCAAAGGTGCTAATTAACAGGCATCTGACCCATTGCTGAAGCCTTCTGCCCTTGGACTTTGCGGATGATGTTTTCATTTATTCCCTCAGTTAGTGCCACTCTGTCCAACTCCCCCATTATACCACCCTTGGGTGGAGTCTTGAGTATTGCCTTGGGTAGTTGCCCATCATGGTAATAGTTCATTGAGGCCAAGTCAAGTTTCAAATCTAAATCCATCTCAGCCCCATCAAAATGCCTTGCTTTACAAAGACTTAGGTATGCGTCAATATCTGGGTCATCATGCACCCTGCCCAGAATGATTACGTTGTCTGCCCTGTTAGTGATATCAGCAGACCCCGCGACACTCCATTTGTCTAGCCTATCCTTGACTGACTGCCCTTTCCTAGCATGGGCAACCAGTATAACGTGTACTCCCAACTGTCTTGCTGTATTGGCAAGCCCCTGCACCACGTTCTTCTGGCCATTCCAGTCATCGCTATTGAGATTCATGGTCATCAGGGAGTCCACTAGAAATATATCAATACCTAGTTTGTCGTATGCGTACCGCATAACAGACAGCAGGACGCGAGGGTTGACTGTGCCGTGTTGGTCATAGAACCAGAGTTTGTCATTGCTCCATTTGGTGAACTGCAACCCCGCTTCCATGTCTGGTTTGTTCTGAAGTGATGCCTGTCGCCACATTCTAGCCAACTGCGCTTTGGGACTCATCTCCAGTGATACTGATAGACATTTATGCCCCTGCTCCATAGCAGACAGCAGACACTGAGAGGCGAACAGGGATTTCCCCGCGCCATTAATCCCCGCAAGGATGGTTAGTTCTTCCCCGCGCAGTCTGAACTTGTCATCAAACTCTTTGAATGGGACTTTAACCCCCTGCAATTGCTCCTCATTGTAATAAAAATCAAAGACTTCACTGGTAAAATCATTAGACGGCCTGACCTTACGCTCCACTGATCCAACACTATCATACCGCTTTAATTCTTTTTCTGTGATTTCCATCTGCCGTATCTCCAGTTGCCACCGTGTCGGTAGTATTGATCGAATGATTTAAGGTGAGTGTTGTAAAACTTGCTCCAATCCATTCCCTTGATCCTGACTTTGTTTGAAGTTTCCACCCGCATTGGGTTGTTATGGTCATTGTCTAGGAACTTTTGCGGTATTGTACCAGTCATATTCTGGACACGCAAGTATATTTTCCACGCCTCTATCATCATTTTGTTTGTTGTTCTGCGGGAGCGGGATAGAATGTCAATACATTTAACCGCGCTCTTCATCATTGTCTCAGACTCCACATCCCCTTGGTGGCGTACAGTTGCCACCATTCTTTTGGGGATGTTTCTGAGTATCCTTAATGCTCTCTTCTCAATCATACTGCCTGCGTTTGTCATCCTCTTCTGACATGGCCTCATCGTATTCTTGAACTGTCCATGTGCTGAGGTCTGATAGTTTAGTCAAAGCATCTGGGGTCAGAACAAAGCCGTTGCCGTTCAACTCAAGCACGATGCTGTTATCTCCCCCAAGATAAACGTCAACGTCGTTCACCACCAGATCATCAAAGAACTTG